TTACGTCTGATAATTGTGGTGATTTCTTTGTTATTGAGGTTATTGGCATCACTGTCTTCTGACTGGAGAGACCAGTAGACCGGATGAGAAACACCCAGCACATTTTTTACCGGTTCATTAGACAGCGACTTGTGCCAGCCCTGTTCATGATCAAGACGGGCCCGAAGACCGCAGGCATAAGCAGCAGACGGGAAGCTTTCATTCTTTCCTGACTGTGGGTTATAGGCGATAAAATCCGGCCAGATCAGCATCAGTTCCCGATAAGCAAGATCCTGACGCCAGGTCATGGCTTCTGTGGCAGTATTGCAGCCGGGACACCCTGCATAAACAAACGCCCGCAATTTACCGGCAATCGTGCACAACGCAGTGGTAACGGCTTTTGTGTCAAGCCCAGGCGCCGCCAGAATACGCGGACGATACCCGATAGCCTCATCCTGCTCTGCTACCAGAAGCGCCTGCATACCGGTATAGCGACCATCCGCTTCAACCGCACCAATAACAAGCTGGTCCTGAGTCTTCTGTTTGTCACCTTTCTTTTCTGCCGCCACACGAACGACAATCACCTTTGTGCTGACCTGATCGGATATCGCCTTCAGGGCTTTATACAGCGTACCTGCCTTGCCTGCCTTGCCCAGCACATCATTCACACGGGTCAGCAGAACAGGCTTATCCAGAGGAAACGTGCCGGTATCGGCATCATCTGCCACAGCAACAATACCGATCACACTTGAGTCGATATCGTTAATTGCCGTGACGAGATCGGTGCTTTCCCGGACACGCGCCCCGTGAAAACGTGTTTCGCTCATACATTTCACCATCATCTTCAGAATGAATTCACGATGATGATTACGCAGATACACGGGGAGTTCACGATATACAGGTTGTGAATCATCACATACAACCTGCCGGGGTTCCGGCCAGACGGCGGTTATGAGATTTTCGCCACAGATAACGGGAGAACACAACAATGGCTGATCGGATCATTCGCATCATAAAAAACTATGATGACAGGACGAGTACCCTGGTAAAGCTTCCTGATTTCAGCATCACGCTGAACAACAACGAACTGGAAGCACAGGAATTAAAAAACAGGGTAATGTCGCTGTCTGTAACTGACAACAGGGGATTTGAAGCTGATCAGATATCCCTGACACTGGATGATACAGACGGACAATTAATCCTGCCGGAACGGGGAGCCGTACTTTCCATCGCCATTGGCTGGAAAGGCGAAAGCCTAACAGATAAAGGGACATATATTGTGGATGAAGTTTCGCATGACGGGCCACCGGACAAGCTTATCATCGGAGCCAGTAGTGCTGACTTCCGGGAAGAATTCAATGTCAAACGGGAAGTATCCTGGCATGACGTAACGCTTGAGCGTGTGGTTTCCGCCATTGCACACCGATACGGTCTGAAAGCACAAATCAGCGAAATGCTGATGCATATCGAAATCGACCATGCAGACCAGACAGAAGAGAGTGACATGTCATTCCTTACCCGCATGGCCGATATGCTTGGCGCCATCGCAACGGTCAAAAACGGCAACCTGCTGTTCATCATACCTGGTGGCGGCGTGACAGCCAGTGGCAAGCCACTCCCCTCTTTCACCTTAACCCGCAGCGACGGTGATCAACATCGCTTCCGTATCGCTGACCGGCAGGCATACACAGGGGTACGGGCATACTGGCTGGATCTGAATTTCGGGAAGAAAAAGCAGGTCAGTGTAAAAAAACGCAGTCTGTCACAGGAAAAAAGCCACAGCCGTGAAGGTGATTACATGGAAGGCGCAGAAGGCAATGTGTTTGTGTTGCGAAGAACCTTTCCGAATGAAGAAAGCGCAAAACGTGCAGCAGCTGCAAAGTGGCAACAATTACAGAAAGGCGCGGCTGAATTTGCCATCACACTGGCTCACGGACGCGCAGATCTCTACCCTGAAATGCACGGCACCGTATCAGGATTCAAAACCACGATCGACCAGCAGGACTGGATCATTGCCAGGGTGGAACACACTATCGACAGCAACGGTTTCACCACACAACTGGAGCTTGAGGCTAAAATACCTGACTGGATAGCAGAATCAGAACAGAGTGGATAAAATAAACCACGAGTTCAACCCCGTAATGACTGGGGGTATCGTCATGTTTTATTGTCCACACTGCGGCGCATCGGCCCGTATCAGAACCAGCAAGGCAGCCAATGATACCGGCACCATCCGGTATAAATACTACCAGTGCAACAACATCGAATGTGGTGCGACATTCTCCACAATGGAGAGCGTACACAAAATGATATCCGTACCCACCCCCTCCGGCGAACGGGATGAACAGATCCCGCACGAGCATTTCCCGGCAACACACAGAGGTCGCCTTCAGCTAATCCTCGAGCTCTGACAGTTGCGACCACAAAAGGAAATCAGTACATTACACGCGGGTGCCTTTCGGCTGACGGCTGGAGGGTGAACCTGAAGGCCGGATGTGGAAAGGCCCCGAGTCAACTTAAACGTTAACCCGAGGCCCTGACCATCCTACCTAGCAAGTGGAAGGTTAGCGCCTCCCTGTAAAAAGAGTCAAGCGCTATGCCGCAAAAAACGATCATAGTGAGCATTTTATGCATAACTATTTTGATGATTATCTGGATGATACACAACTCACCCTGTGAGTTCAGGCTTAACATCATGTGGTCAGAATTTGCGGCGTTCTTGCAGTGTAAACAGTAAGAAACCGCAGCGGGGGTGAAAGCCCCCGCTATCCGGTTGCCGGGTTCGGTCGATATGGCACCCTTTCTCCGTTGAATTACATAGACATTTGCCCGCGATATGCGGGCTATATTTTTATTTTTTGAATAGGTTAATAAATTCAGGTTTTTTCTTATCTCCTGCTTCCCTTCGTTTAACCCAACAACACCCTGACTGAAGTAAACAGACAAATTCATCCTGCTTCAGCTCTAAGGTGTCTTTAAGTTTTAATTGTTTTTTCGCAGCATCAGGAACAAAAACATCAACAATAATCTTTCCGGGGTCATACAGTTGAGTTTCAATCAGCACAGGTAATTTATGGACAGGTCTGGGTTCCATACGAGAAAAAGAAAACTCACCATCCATCACACCATCAAAAGTACTTACAGAATCGTAACCAGAAAAGCACTCATATTTCACCTGAAGAACAACAGCATCATCAAGCTTTAAAAAATCGCAATAAGAATCATACGCTAGGCGATCACTATAAAAAACATCACCGCGATTAAACTGAAAGGAATCCCCTTGCGTCCAAATTTCATAATTAAAAAACTCTGTTTTTACTGGGGTAAGTTTTATATCCAAAGAATCCTTGTAACACTCTTTTACAGCAAAGCGCCAACCAGCTGCGTAACCATCAACAAATACCGCAATCAACGCATTACTACGGCGAAACTCCCTTACAGTACGGATAGAAAGCGAGAACTCATCTATCATACTCTTGTAAGTGTTAACATCCTTCTCAAGCGATTTACTGATATCATTCTCAACCACGCAGTCTTGCTCAAGAGGAATTTCACCAGTATCAATAAAATTGATAAATTGTTCTTCTGTCAGAATAATTACGCCATAATCGCTGGCTTTCTGAACTTTCCGCCACCCTTTGTTCTTTCCTACACAAAGGAAAAACAAACTTTTTCCAACATCAGACTTAACATCAATACCATTTTCTTTTGCAAGAGCGCTTAAGCGAGATTTATCAGACTGGTCAAATCCGGTAAAACAAATTGAAATTGAATTCTTTTTGGGTGAAGATTTTCGGGGGGGGGGCAATATACTGACTGAAATCAGTTTCAGACGCAACCTTATTCAACTCCTGGTCGCTAGAAAACATCTGAATAACACGGTCTTTCAAAAAGGTACGAAATGCGCGACGAGTTAAAGAGTATCCTTGTAAATAATCCCCTTTTTCAGCCACCTTTATCACGCATTGAGCCGACAACTCCCCTCTACCGTTAACATACAGAAAAAACGCCTCTTTATTTTCGTTTATCATTTCCCTATCAAACATAGGACCCCCGTATCAGGCTTAACATTTTGTATATGCTTAGCCCGCGAATCATTACGGGCTAAGATGTATCGCTATGGCAAAATGTGGACAACGAGAAAAATAATCCTTTATTTTTCATTGCATTACATCAATTTTCGCGCCACCCGAAGGTGGCGTGCTTTTATT